GCATGCTATATAAAGCAAGAGATCAATACCGTTAAACCGCTGCAAAGGCGGCGTCACATTAAATGTGGATGCGTAGTGGCTGATGTAGTCATAGACGGTAAGACGGTTTCCAGAGGTGCGGCGAACCCTGAACATCTGCGCGCCTCCACCGCCTGCTGCTTGCGAATAAGTTACGGCCTGGCTTCCTGTTTCAGAACCCGTGGCAATTTTCCAGAAATTGATGGCGTATGGATCAACAAGAATTTGCGTCCAGCCAGATGCAGACGTATATACAAATGAACCGGGATTAGCCGTAGTGCCCAACATTACCAGTAAGTCGCCCGCTTGAATTCCAGATGGGTATGCGACAGAAAGAGAGGTAATTGACGTTGTAACTGAGGCAACAGTGCCCCCTGCAATTTCGTAGTCGCCACCCAGTCCCGCCGCCCGAAGCTGCTTGCTCTTCATAGTTAAGCCACCTGCCCGACGCGGGAACCATATATTGTGCTGGCTACTTTCCAAAGCTCAATCACGGTGTAGCCGGTTGTGGCAAGAGTTGGTGCAGTCCCACCCACCCAAGTCACAGGAACGCTCGTCCATGTAATGGCATAAGCTGTGCCGTCATTGATCATAAAAGTGATTGACTCGCCAGCGCCAAAGTTTGCTGTGGTTGGCGTGCGGCTAGCTCCCAGCGTCCAAAGCTGAATTGAACCATTTGTGGGATCAATAACCACCGATGCGCCGTCTGTAATGGTGAAGACATCCTCGGTAATCGTGCCGATAATTGTCGGGTCAGTGAGAGTCTTGTTTGTCAGCGTCTGTGTTGCGGCATTGAGCGTATATGTGTCAGAGGCGACCGCAGGCATTGTGTGCTGCTGCGTGGCATTGGGGCCGATCTTGCCGTTAGCAATGTAGAGATTGCCGGAGGCGTCGAGAGTGACTTTTACCGCACCACCTGTTATTAAGTGTAACGGATATGCAGAGTTTGAACCAACAAAAGTGGAGTATGCAGTGCCACCAGAAATTGCTCCACCAGTGCTTGAGTCAACCCCCCACAGCAAAGTATTTCCTGTATTTGTAATGGCGCCATAGTTTGCTGCTGTTGTCGTACCAGATGAATAAAACGAATTTAGAATTGTAGCTGCCGAACCAGTGACGCCGATTGTTCCCGCGACATCCAACTTATAAGCAGGCGAACTTGTCCCAATACCAAAGTTGCCGGATGCGTTAAGGCGCATTTTCTCAGCACCATTTACGGAGAACACAAAAGGTGACGCATCCGTGTTTGTGAGATACATGCCGTTTGCTGATGATGTAATGCCAGCAGCACCACCACCATTGCCATCCATGTACAAACGAGCACTTCCAGCAGAAGATGAAGAAATCTTTAGAGTAGCTTCGCCAGCATTGACAATATGCAGAGCAGCTCCTGGAGAGGTTGTTCCAATGCCGAGATTGCCAGAATCATCAATGTAAACCGCGCTATTTTGAATAGCCTTGCCGGTTGTCCCATCAAATCGCGCAATGGCGTTGTCGGTTGACGAGATCGCGCCGGTTACATTGCCAGCACCAGAAACCAAAAGCTGCCAATATGTTGTATTTGTTGGGACTTGATTGGTGTTTGACAAAATGCAGATATACGAAGCATTGCTTGCCGCGTAATAGACTGCATCATTGCCGGAATATGCAGTAGCACTAGACCAGTCTCCTCGCCAAGTCATCCCGACGGGGCCTGCGATTCCACGGTCAATAATGATGCTTTGATTTGCAACTGGAACAACCTCGACATTAATGTCGGAGGCTGATGCTGTGGTGACGATAAGTTGTACTGCCATATCAATTCACAATTCCATCAGAGCGAACAAGGAAAAGCAGAAAAATGATCGCGTCCTGAGCAGGATTCACGCCGGTCACAGGAAAGCTAATTTTTATACGTCCGCTAAAAGCGACAGGATTGACCGTTGAAATATTAAGCTCAGGATCAGAAGAAATCACAGACCATGCTGATTCATCAATCACCAGCGTGAACGAGCCAGCAGCATCATTGCGGTTTGCAATTGACAGCGTTACCGCCGTTGGTGTCGGCGTGTAATCCGCGATGTCAAACGTCAAGCCTGTTCGGCTGTCAATAAGATTTGAGACTTCGCGGCGCAGGATTTGAGCGGAAATCGTAGCTCCGGCAAGGCTGACCGGAGTTCCTGCTGTAGCGAACGTCAGATTCCAGAAAGTTTTCTGGTCAAAAACAAGTTCGCCAGCAATGATTGGATTGTCGAAGCCGCTGACTTGAGTCAGGGCATTCTTGCTAAACAGGGCCATGTTTCCCCTTTCCGGGTAGTGACGCGGCCCATGTTCTTACGAGCCGCGATGTCAGATTATCACCGGATTTAATTAATCAGGCAATCCGCAAAAACAAAGTAATACGATCTGAAGTGGTGCCAGTTGTGCCATCAGCGAAACCCATACAGCGCCAAGTTCCTGTTGAGACAGAACCAAATGACCCTCCACCAGCAGGAGAATATCTTAAATTGCTGCCCGCCGTCGTGTCGCCAGGATTTAAAACAGTTCCTGTCGGTTGCCAAAACATCATGGCATAAGTTCCGACTGCGCCACCAGCAGAACCTGCATTTGCCGTCAAAACATCCGAATTATTTAACGTCACAGCGCCTGTGCGAGTGTTAAATGAACTCACCCCCGGAGGTGTGGTTGAAGCCCATGTCGTGCCGTTTGAAGTCAGGACATTGCCTGCTGTGCCTGGTGCAACCGCTTGCAAAGTAGATGTCCCATTACCAAGCAAAACATTATTTGCCGTTAATGTTGCAGAGCCTGTGCCACCGTTGGTGACCGGCACCGCATTGGTCAACGCCGTAGAAGCGTCAACTTGGCCGCTAGTGTTGACTCGATTTGCAAGTTGAGCGAGATTAAAAGCCTGGGTCATGCTGCACCTGTCCGGTTGTATGTGGTTTGCTGAAGGATATTTGTATTGACGGTCGGCGTCGTGGTCAAAGTGTAAGAGCCCGTTCCGAGCGTGTAATCAGAAGTGATGATCTGCAATGCGCCATTATTGTAAAGTTCAAAAGCATTTGAGTTAAAGCTGAAAGAATAATTTGGCTGACCCGGCGAAGTGTTTATTGCCGAACTGGTTTGATTGCCAACAGCCGTTGTCAAATTATTGTCGGCAAACTGAATGATCGTTAACAAACCTGTCGTGACGGCTGGGAAATTACTTAACGAGCCGCTTGCGATGTCATAGTCTTGATCATTGATTGCTGCGCCATTTATGAAAATTTTCTCATATCCACTATGCAGGCCAAATGTCGTAGGCGTGTACGAGTTTGCAGCCGTTAGCGTTGTAGTCCAGCGGCTAAATGGTCGATAGCTTGCTGTTGCTGCTCGGTATTCATAAATTGATTGGCCTGCTGATACACCTGTGACTGTGGTCGAATAGGTAATTTGCCGAGTTGCCGCGTTATAGGCTGAAACTGTGTATTGCGTCGGTGTGCCGGTATTTAAGAAGGTGTGAACGTCACCTGCCACAATATTTTGATAAGGCAATGAAGTTGATGTATAAGTCACCACATTAGTGGCGACTGTTTGAACAACCGCATTAAGCGCAGAGAATGAAATTGCAGAACTGATAGCCCTCATGGACAAAATCACAATTACATCACCAACTGTGGCGCCAGTTCCGAGAGTGACGGTGGTGCTTGTTTCTGTATATTCGGTCGTATCCAGCAAAGAGCCGTTGCGGAATACCAGATCCATGCCGGTGATGTAGTTGGCTTGCCGCGCTGTCGGCGTAAACACTGTTTGGCCTGCCGTTGCAACGGCATCAAATCGAGTGTAATAAAACGAATCCGGGGTGATAAAGCCAAGCACCCTTCCATAAATATCAATTGTCAACGTGCTGGCTGTACCAGTTTGAGTTTGAATGCCGGTTCCAAAATCAAGCAATCTGGCAAGCGATGCAACAATTTTTCCATCAGCATTGTTAGTGATCGCAATTTCACCAGCACCAATGCTAGTCGTTCCGGTTTCAATAAGTTGGCCGGTCCTTGCGTCAAGATCAATAAAGTTTATGGAATCAGGCAATGCGCTCCAGATAGAGGGGTCATAAATTGTGGTGGCCGATGGAACGTAAGCCGCCGTGCCTGCCGCATAAGTTGCCGTGCCAGAAGCAAAACTAAACTTCCGGCCTTGACGATTTGTGAACAGCAAATAATTGCTTGTCCCAAATGTCGGTTGCGCCAGATACCATGTGTAATTTGCCGCGACAGTTGAAAATGTTGAAGTTGAGGAGTTATAAATTCCGTAGTAGCTCTTGTTAAGGGGGGAAGCAGAAAGCCCCGCACCTGACAGATCGTCACCATAGGCAATAATTGCATAGCGCTCGGTGTATTGGAAAGTTGTTGGCCTCCAGCGCAAGATTGCAGAAGAAGGCGTGAAAGCACTTTTGCCAAGCCCGTTAACCATCCTGGCAGAGAAGTACCAATCTCCGCTAGGGATGTTTGACAATGTTGTCGTGCCCATGCTGACAGCCGGTGCAAATGGATTGCCTCCAGGGTTGATGCTGGTCGTCCCTGCAAAAATCCGCTGGCTGTCGGTTGGGTTGGAATAGATCGAATAATAAATCTCTGCGTATTGTGTAATGCCGGAAGCTGCCGCCGTGACATTTACTCCGAAAGACGGATTAGTAATCGCTGGCTGAAGGTTACTAATTACAGGCGCGACCAAGGTTCCAAAAGATAAAGGCGATCCGATTCCGGTATTAGGCGCTGGCGTGAATTGCGTGATGTCAATATCATCATAGACAGCCGGGTTGTATTCCATCAGTGACAATGAAGCTGTGATGCTGCCGTCGTCATTGAAGTTTTCGACAACCTGCCCAATCCGGAACAGTTTCGCAGACCATCCATAATTGACATTTGTCAATGTCACAATGTCGCCAGCTTCAAGCTGCAAGCCAATATAAGTAATTGCTAGTTTAATTTGCAAATCTTCCCTGCCGCCCTCTAGGAATCGATTCGCCAAATACTGTGCCCGGACTCCATTGTTGACAAGCGGCAAACTGATTGTTTGCTTATTAACTGGCTCGTTGGGATACATGAGCGACGGATTCAGGACGGCCAAATTAAATGTTGCAGTTGTGAATGCGTCTTGCGCCGTGCCATCTGGATACTTGACCTCGGCAATGTTGTAGCTACTTGCAATGTCTGTCGGTGAAACTTGAATTGACGAAATGATATTTGAATCATTAAGCGCCAAGGCGACCGTATACGCTGGCGATTGAACAATCACGCCCCATAGACCAGTGATTTCATTAAAGCGAATCAAGCAATCACAAGAGCTTGCCATCAATTGCAAGTTGTTCATGATGGTTTGATTCGTATCTAAAACACCATCAAACTGAAATCTTGTTTGTAGTGCCGAAGTGCCGGTATAAGTGTAAAAGGCAAAATTTTGATTGGAGTAAGTATTCAATGCCGTCAAACTTGCCGTATCAACATTGGCCACATCAATTGCAGCGCCGTACCGGGTAGACGTCAAGTAATCAAGAAAGCAATCTCCAGGGCTTTTACGAGAATTTGTTAATTTAAATTTAGTCTGTTGAATGCCGGTCAGATTTGCATCTTGGCTATAGGTCATTTTGAGAATTGCAAACGCGCAATTGCTCATAGCCTTGGTGTTGTCCCATTTATATGTCAAGCTGGGATTTTGCATGATTTGAATGGCCGTCTGCGTAGTGTTGACGCCAGAATAAGAACCATCACTGAACAAATACATGTTCATTTTTCCGTTCACCGTGTTGTCGATGATGCCGGTTGACTCATCAAGCAAACCAGTAATCAATGATGTATCGGTCACATCAAAAACGCACTTCTTCCCGCCAAAATAAATATCCCCAAATGTAAACGTATCAGGCGTTCCACCAGTTTCAGTGTTGGTGACCTCGGCAAGTGACAAAACATAATAAAGTGTTTGATTGTCGGTTGTGATGCTCAAGTCGGTGACGATGCCGCCGACATAGGCAGAGCCATAAATGATAGGCAACTTATTATCACCAGCCGGAGGAATTTGAGTCCGATTACCTGGATTTGCATTAATTGAACTGTTGTCAATGCTTGGGGCAAATGCTTTGCTGATGATCATGGACGCGACAATGTTTATCGCAAATCCAGCAACAGCAGCACCAGCTACTCCAAGAGCAGCAACAGCAGCCGTCATGCTTCCATATGCTGCGGCTAATACAATTGAAGCTGGCATTACATCACCCAAAATTCTTCTAGTTTTTGAAACCCAAACCGCTGATATTGCAGATCAGGACTATTGACCATCTTACTGATAAAACAGGCCGAGATTCGCTTCTGATCCTTGAGGGCTACGCCGTGCTCAACATATGCGCTCAACAGCCTGTGAGCCATTGTGCCGCCCCTGGCTTCTTCATTGATCCAGTAAGCCATCTCGGTCATCACCAAATGCTTGGGGCTCCATGCGCTCGGCGAAATTACCGCCAGAAGCATCCCCTCCACCTTGTCGGTTTCGGCCACCAGCGCCAAACCTCGACCAGCCATCAATTCAGATAAGACTTGCGTGATGTAGATTTCATCATCAACCTCATGCAGGAATGGCAATGGGGCTTGATCACGATATTTTTTTAGCATGTCCAAAATGACCGGGATGTCATATGATGTTGCGTCGCGGATTTTAGGTCGCTGTTTTTCCGAAAGCATAATTTATTGTGGAGATAAAGTTGACGCGGTTCATTGAGGTATCGCCAGAATTAAAACTTTGCCAAGCATTGTCGTTGGTGTATCGCCCTGCTGTTCTGTTTTGCAAAATCAACTGAAAACTGGACGCGCTAATTGTGACCGTGCCGGTGAAAGCCCGGACCTCTTCCATCCATTGCTCTGAAATTGAGAATGAATTGATAAAGCCGTTAAAGTATTTGTACAGGCCGCCAGTAGTCGGCGATCCGCTGGTGATCAGCGTGTTATTGGCATCAAAGAAACCATGCCACAATTCAATCTGAGAGCCCTTTATGTCCGAGCTAAGGACTAGGCCAAGCATTGAGGTATCGATGCCAACTAGCGTGATCGTAGTCTCATTGGCCGTGCTTTTGATGTCGCGCTGCGCTCCATTGACTTTGATCAACTGACTCAGCGCGGCAAATGGGTTGGCATCAATTTGTGTGACCGTAATCGCATAAGGAGCCGACGAAAACAAGTAAGTTGCTGTCGGCATGGTTAGCCGCATGAAGTCGGCGTAACGGATTACGTTTGTATTTTGAACTGGTGTTATGTTGTTCACAGCACGACCTCTGTTGCTGAAAATTCTCCACTCCACGACAAGAACGAATCATTGGTCATGGGTACCAAAGTATAAGTTGGATAGTCTCGCAACACAACAGGGAAAGTGATCCCAGTGTAAGTTGAGCCGCCAAGAGCCGCTGTCGTTCCGTATTGACCAATCACTGCATTTGTCGCGACAGATACTGTGGTCATCAAGGATCGATGTACAGGGATGCTGACCGTCGCGCCACCCCCTCGCAAAACATCTGCGGTAGCTATGTACGCATAACGGCCAATCTGAATAAAGTCTCCAGCCTTGACAATAAAAGCTGATGTAGAAATGCCTGGTAGATTTCCAAGCACAATCGTTTTGTTTGCCGATGAAGTTTGAATTTGAGTCGCAGCCGCCTGAACGCCGGTCATGTTGCCTTGATAAGCAATGTAATTCAGCCAGCCTGTAGTGCCAAAATTCAAATATTGCTCGGTGATCCTGTCAGCCACGCGCAAGGCGGAAAGCACTGCCCGGTTCTGCGAATAAAGCAGATAGTTCATCGGCTTCATACCGAATTGAAAAGGCTGAGTTGTCAGGATTTCTGAGGTGCTGATCCTCATATTGCGGCTCATCATTTGGCCTGCAAATTTATGATCGTTGATGCTGACCGCTTCAGAGATAGAGAGAATCGTTTGCAAGCTCATGGTGACCCTTTAACGCGACATCGGAATGCCACGATTGGCCGACTGATATGCCGACCATACTGACTGTTTGTTTTTAGCCAAAAATTGCAGGCCGGATTGCGTGTCAATCGCGCTCATGCTTTGAATAAATGGCCCGTTGTAATTGATGGTTTGACCGCCGCCGCCCATGCTGGCAAGGGCATTGTTGGGGATGATCGTTCCAGCACTGCGAGGTACAAATAATTCAGGACCGCGCTCACCAACCACGCTAACCTGGTTAACAGGCGGATTGCCACCATCAGCAAAAAAGCCGCCAAGGTCCATGTTGCCAAAATTTGCGCCAGTGCCGAAGCCTCCACCGCCGCCGATTGCGCCACTAGGAACGCCAATACCCAAGCCTTTTAGGCCAGCGCTAAAAAGAGAGGTGGCCTGAGCCTTCATCTGAATTGCGATCAAATCACGAATCACGCTAGCAGCAAAATCTTTAAAGGCAAACTTACCAGTCTTCACGAAATTATCAATCGCGCTGGTCATGTTGCCAAAAACGGAATCAGTCATTTCCTTGACTTTGACAAACTTATCTGTCGCCGTCAAAAGCATCATGTCCATTTGCTCTTTGCGATTGATGCGGTCAATCTCAACAGCTTGATCCTGCTTGTCAAGAAGCATGTTTTTTTGGACCGCTTCAATTTCTTTTAATGTTTCAAGATGACGCAAGGCCATCTGCAACTCAAGATTTGAAGCCCCAATCATTTGCTGCCTAAGCATCAATTCATTCATTGACGACTTGGTTTTGTTAACGTGCTGCTGGAAACTTTCTTCCGCAGAAATTCTCCAAGCATAAATTTCGTTTTCTTTGGCAATTGTTGCTGCTGCTTTTTCGTTTTCAGATTTCTGAAATTCTTCCAATTCTTTGGCTAAAATTGATTTCCGGTAAGCATCTGTTTTATTTGCTCGATCAATTGCAATGGCTGTTAATTCCAGCGACAAATTTTGTTCATTAAGAGTTGTTCGAGCGCCCTGCTCGTCATGTTGTTTTTGATTAAATTTTGCAATAGCATCAAAAGTCTGACGTTCAGCTTCAATATCAATTTTGCCCATTTCATTGGCATAGGCTTCACGCTGTTTGAGTTTTTCTTCAAATTCAAGCTTTGCGTTTTCTGCGGCTTTTTTTATTTCCGAGCCAATGCCGCCACCTTTGACATCTCCTTCAATTTTCTTTTGAGCTGCTTGTGCGCTTTTCGCCTTTTCGGCAGCATTTTTTACTTTAAGCTCATATTCAGCTATCTCTTTTCTTCTGCTTTCTATTTCCTCGGCTATAGTGTTTTTGTCATAGCGAAGATTGCTTCCAGGAAGCGTTCCTTTTTCCGTTAAAGATAATATTTCTTTGTTTAATCTTTTGATGGCCGCTTCAGCATCATCAGTTCTACCAATATCCAACAAAGCGCTTTTGATTGTTGAAAATACATTAGCTAATCCATTCCATAATTTAAGAATAGCTCCAAGATTTTCTTCTTGAGATTTCAAGCTTCCGTTTAGAAGATCAGTAGTTAATTTAATAGCTTCTTGTTTTTTTCCGGCGTCAGCTAAGGCTTCAATTTGTTTATATTGAGAAAAGGTTAAAAAATGATAAGCATCGTTAAGCTTTTTAGTTGAGGCCGCAGAACCATCTAAAACTGGAATAAGTTTTCCAGACACTTCTTGAGCCGTCATGCCTGAAATTTTGGAAATTAAACCAATACTTTCAGCAACAGATGCAAGAGAGGTTTGTGTAAATTGGCCTGAAGCAGCAACCGCAAAAAATGCATCTCGACTTGTTGTCAAATTAATATTTAGATCATCACTAAGCCCTTTTGACAAGGACAAGATTTGACTATATGTTGTGCCAGCATAATTTCCAGTAAGAATCAAATTTTTATTAAATTCATGGACTTCTTTTGATCCAGCATAAAAGCCATATGCGGCAGTGCCAACAACAACAACAACAGAAGCAATCGCAACCGCAGCGGGGGTAATAAATCCCGCAAGCATGCGGAACATATTGCCCAAGCCGCCCATCGTGTCCTTGAGTTGTCCACCTTGCTGAATGGCGGCAATCATTACGCTTTGACCAGATGCAACTTGAGTAAAGAAGTCGGTCGTTTGATACATCAAACTTTGCTTCTGGAATGCGTTCATTCCTCCTGCGGCTTTTTTTGAAGACGCGGCTATTGCGTCCAAGGCTGCCGCTTGTGCAAGCAAATCTTGCTTATGCCTATCAGAAGCCCGCATAAATGCGCCACTACTAATTTGGCGCTGAACAAGTTCAACCTGAGTTAAGGTTTTCCCATAATCATCTGTCGCATGCTTTAGACGAATAATTTCCGCTTCAGCGGCATTCGATTGTCTTTTGATTTCCCTTGACAACTTTTGATTTTCGGCAATGGCCTTATTGACGGACGCAGTAAATTCTGCGGTGTCCATTCCCAGAACAACGCCAAGCCGAGCAATATTACTTGATGCCATTATTTTTTCCGTCTGCGTGAAAGTTTAGCGGCGTATTCTGGAATGATCCTTGCCAACTCTGATTTTAAGATAGTTAAAACATTTTCCGCATTTGAATCCAAGGCTCGGCGCAAAAAAGGTTGCGCAGCCATTTTTCTTGTGCCGAACTCATTTGCCAAAGACACAGCGCTTTTCTTCACAGACACGACAGCAATTGCCGCATCTGTATCGCTGACGTAATACGATTCTTTGTCTTTTGAATTAGGAATGCGGAAATCAAGCCTGGCGGTGTCTCGCAAATGAATTGGCCCCTTAGATTTTTCATCATAAGGGGCCGTAGCAAGAACTTGAGCATAGACAGGCTGCATCGCAACCGCAGCAGCCTTGGCAAGCGTATTTCGCGCCACAGCATCAGCCTTAAAGCCTTTCGCCATATCAAGCAGTTGCGCCTCAAATTCTGCGAACCCTTCTAGCTGAATCGTTCGGTTATTTGGGACGTAATCTGCCACGCTATGCTCCAAAGTATTTTTCTGAACCTGGTCTTGACGAAATGAAGTTCAAAAGTTGTGCGTTGACTGATTTCTTCAATTCTTCATCAGTTGGCGGCGTAATGATGTAATCATGCATTGACGGAAGAACATCTTTAATTGAATAAGGTGTTGCTGTTGACTTCAGCTTGGAATTAAGGTTGCCAGTTGTTAACGCGCTCAAAGCTAACAATATTGCCTTATTCCCGATAAAGCCATCACTCAATAAAATCTCAATGTTCCGCATGTCATCAGCGGGCAAATTGTCAGGACACCCACCGTGAGCAAAGACATATGCCCTTGCTTGCTGGTAAGTGTCCCGAATTAGTTTTTTCTTGTGTCTTTGTAGCCAGGTTGAATTGCCTCAGTAATTTTTGCGGTCAACTCAACCTGAATCTGAAACGGGAATTCTTCTTCAATTTCAGCATATGTCAAATCATTCAAATTGCCGTTTTCAACAACAAGCAATTGAACGTATTCGACAATTCGCTGCTCAATTTTGATTGCAGACGTCGCCAAATCAAGACAAGACCGGCCATCAACCATCACATCTTTTTCAAGAATTTCAACGCCTTCAGTCTCTTTGGCATCGATAAATGGCTTGATGATTTTTTCGTATCGAGCTTGAATCAAGTCTACCGAGCAATTTTCAATCCGACTGTTAATTTCATCAACCTCTTTGCTAAGAGGAACGCGCACCTTGAAGGTGTGCCCACCAAGCTCAAAAGATTTGGTGCGGATACTTGCGGCTGATTGTTGGTACTTTTCGCCGAATGCTGATGCTAGTTTTGTCATTTATCAATCCTGATAATTTTGTGATATATCTCATCGTTCAGGTCCGTTGCGAACTTGACGATTTCCTGGGGCGTCATCTTGTCTGCATGATGCTCGGCAATTTTATGAGCCAAACTGATGGAGGTCAAGGTTTGCTCTGAAAACCCAAACCAGTTCTTTTTCAAACCAGCTTGGGAAATCAGGAAGCCTAGCAAATCATTTGTGTTTTGTATTGTTGCCATGTTATTGTGGGTTGTAAGTTTGCAAAAGCTGAAGCGCGATTCGCTCCGCAGTGTCGCCAACTGTTTCCAGTTCAGCAGCGACCTCATCAGGGTCAACAGACCATGACCGAGCAATCAGATCAAGATCACCGAAGGCAGTGATAATGGCCGTGATTGCTTTATCAAGCTGTTCACTGCGCTGTGGCAGGGGATCAGGTGTTAGACCAGCCATACTGATTGCCCCTTGGGTGAATTGTGAACATGCACTTGGCTTCAGCGCCTGGCTGGGCGTCGATCTTGAACTCGCCAACTCGGCCATTGAAGGCATATGCAGCGGTCGTCAGACCGTCAGTTGCCGTGACGACATAAGTGCGGTCAATCACACCAGAATAGGCGTCAGCGCGCATCAACAGCAGACCGGCATCAGAAGGGTTCCATGCTGCCGTGATCGTCATAGACGTTGGTGCGGCCTGAGTTGGAATCTTGTCTGATTGCCGAGCGCCAGCGATTGAGAACGAGGCGTTCGCATCATCTTGGCCGAAAGCTGGAACAGCTTCAACATTCAATGGCACACCAGCCGCGCCAGTACCATTGGCCGCTGTGCCTGCGATAGTGGCAACTTGGCCGGTCCAAACAGAAAGATTAGCCGTCGTGAATGCCGTCGGAGTAGCCCCAGACTGCGCCCACATTGCCGCGCTAAAACCGGGAAGAACTTTATTTGGTGCTGCCATGATTGCTCCTTAAGCGTTGTTAGACCAGCCGTACAGATTGCCACGGGGATGGATCGTGAACATGCACTTGGCTTCAGCGCCAGGTTGTGCATCAATTTTGAATTCACCGACACGGGCGTTGAATGCGTAGTAAACGATATTGGCACCATCAGAGGCGGCGACAACATAAGTGCGGTCAATCACGCCAGAATAGGCGTCACCACGCATGAGCAACAGGTTGGCGTCGGAAGGATTCCACGCAGCTGTAATCGTCATTGATGTAGGCGCGGCTTGCGTCGGGATCTTGTCGGACTGACGCGAACCGGCTACAGAGAAAGATGCGTTAGCGTCATCTTGGCCGAAAGCTGGAATAGCTTCCACAGGCAGCAGATTGCCCGACACGGCGATTGCCGCCACGCTGGCAAGGGTAGACAGCGCGGAAAGCGTCAGAGCCGTAGGCGAGGCTGTAGGCTGGCAATAAAGAGCTGCACTAAAACCGGGAAGTACTTTGCTAGGGAGAGCCATTTTTGGTCCTTAAATTAAGTTGGAACTTGCAATTGGCAATCAAGAAAAACCTGAGCAAGTTTTTCCTCATTGTCATAACTGTGATATAGCCACATCACATCAGCCTTGGAAATCTGGAAGCCATAAGTCAAGCCCCCAAACAATCCGCTGTATCCATGAAGCGATTGTAATATCTGATTGGAAATAGTGAAACCGTCTTCAATCTGTTGCGTAAAGATGCTGATCTGAAATGTCGGCGTGTCAATGCCTTTTACAGATTGAACCGGCCCGGTATAGACCGGCTGATGCACATTTCTCAACATCCAAGTAATGAACTTTGGCTCTGTCGCGAAATTACGATTAAATGCGGCATAGACCGGCACAGGCGTAACGATCCCGGCCAAATGGGCCTGAATTGCCTTCGCATAATCAACCGGATTCATTTGCATTTTTAGACAGCCGTAACAGGGTCAGAGCGATAGCACAAAAGCAAAACAGTCATTCGGTCATCCGACTCGCGGATGTTGTCAATTCGCCAATCTTTACCGCGCCATGTGATGGAGTACAGATTTTGATTGTCCACCATCAATTTGGTGTTTCGCGTGTAATTCAACGTGAAGTTTGTCAGGTCTTGATAAAGCCGATATTTGTCAGCGATCTTCAATGAATTCGCAACAGATGAAACACGCGCTCGAGTTTCAAACCATTTGACTTGGGTCGTGCTTTGTTCGCCAAATGCACTGGCCCCAAAGGTTAAATTGTTGACTGCGATATTTTCAAATCTTGCGATTGCCATTTACATCACCAACGGCTTGTAAGGACGCAGCAAAGTGGCGACACCAAAAGGAATTTCCTTGAGTTGAATGTCGGTGGTGTTGCTGCGGTTGTTGTAAAGATGCGTCAGCAACAACAGGCCAGCCTGCTTGATCGATGGATAAGACTGCAACGGGTTCGCCGCTGTGGTGTATTCCAAAACAATCGGCGCTGTCATGTTGGTGTTGATGTTGCTTGGCAAAGAACCGATGATTACTTTATTGCCGGACGGATCGTAGGTGTAGCCGGTCAAAGCCGTAAAAACACTAGGCGTCGAATCATTCCAGTAACCAAGCGAAACCACAGCCAAGCCTGGAAGCGATGGGTTGATATTCTGACTGACTTCCGGCAAATCTAGCGAGCTAGGCGAGGCCACAAGACCTTCTGCGCCATAGTAGACCCGATAAGTTGTCGGGAAAATCGACATCCCAAGAAAGTCTTCAATTGCAAACCTAGCTACTAATTCCAGCGTAGAAATGTAGCCATCTTGGCTTGTGTCATCAAACAAATTCAAATGGTTTGTGACTTGATCCAGCGTCAACCACGGCGTCGTGGTGTCACGCGAAATCTGCTCAACTTTTGTATAGTTAAACGGATTCCGCGACTGTGCCGCGTATGGATAGCCCGAAACGAGACTTTGATCAGCCATGATTAAATAGTAAAACGAATGCCAGCAAAGACATCGCGCACGGTCGATACCATGCGCTTTTCAGCATACAGATTTATGAAACCGGGCTGAGTCTGTTCCATACGCTGAATTTTCATTTCTGGAAAGTCAGCAATGGTCATAAATCGAGGCCAGTTAGCCAAGAACATTGGCGCAACCGTAGTGCTTAGATATGGATTGGGAATTACAGGAAAACCAAAAATATAAGCACCAGCGCCGCCATCATCATCACCAGTTTCAACAAGCAATGGCGAACCCGTTGAGGCTTGCAGCTTGCGAAGTGTGATCAACAAATCCGGGTGGATGTGCCAAGCCGTGCCAGGCATGGCCCAATATTGAGCAGGCAGCGCGCTCGCAATGTTTACCAAGTCTTCATAAGCAACCGTTGACCCAGCCTTGGCGACCGTTTTAATCGTGTGAATGCCATTTGTCGAGCCTGTGCCGCTTGTGCCAAAAGATGCCGTACCGCTGCCCAAATAAGTAGCCAGGCCACGCAGCCCGCTGGTCGCGCCTGTAGAAGTTGTGATCGAGCCAGCCTGATCATTGTTGAGCGCCATTGAAGCGGCCTCAAGCTGGCTAAATTCCATCATCAAATCTTCAACGATTTCAGTCTCAAGATTGTTCACGTCAGACAAAACTGCCGTGCGAAGCGGAATCTGTGCGCTAATTACCCGAGTCGGCAATTGCCAAATTGAAGTATTGATGTTTGGCGACCCGCTATTTGGGCTGACTGTGTAGCCCCAAGGGTTTGTCGCGTTGGCAGCATTGCCGGTTTTGGCGACAAATTGAACATCAGAATCTGTAATCTGTATTTGTCGAGCGCCTTGGCGAAATGGGTTTGCATATCGCGCCGCGGCGAAGGCGTCGTCAAAGAATGTCCGACCACCGACATCTGTACCAGAACCAGTGATTGCTGAAGCCTCTTTCAAATCAACAGTGATTTGACTTCCTTCAGAAATTGCTTTTTTAATGCCGATGAGAATTTTTTCGGAAGTGTTCATGGTAAATCTCTTTGGTTAATTGTATGTTGCCTAAATTTAAAACGCTATTTTATCGGCGTTATGAATTAGGCCCAAACTCTGACAGGTGTTGCGACATCGACAGCATAAGCCGCCAGCGCTTCGTTCTCAGGTCCACGCACATTCACATGCCAGCCCGTCAGCGCAGCCATCACAGGCTGTTCTAGGCCGTCTACAAGCGTTGTTTCGCCTGTGGGCTTGTAGATGGTGCCAACCACGTCGATGGAATGCTCGGGGTACTTGGAAACATCGTATGTCTCAATGACATTTAAGTCGTCATCCAGTTTCAGCGGGAACTTTTCAAACAACACAGCGTCAGCAGCAGCTTGGCTGGAGAATTTCAGGTAGTAGTCGTTCATGATGTGAGCGCCTGAAGTTCGGTGTTGGCTAGGCGGCGAGGGTAGTAGGTGATGGACTTGATGTTGCCGTTGAGTTGATAAGGAGGCGAGCCCCCTGCATTTTGACTTCCGATATTGAATATGTTTTGGACGGTGAGTAGGGACGCTACGGTGTTGGTTGTGGGAGAGGCTGCAACACCTGACAAAGCAAAAACCATGCTGG